TTATATTCGGTGTCCGATTCGGACACGCCGCCATCTTCCTCATCGCCACCCGGATTTTCGTTTTCCGTGGCTTGCGTTTCGGCTTCGTCCGTGGCAGGTTCTTTTTCGCCGTGGTAAAAATCAAAATCGCCGCCCGAACGAGCGACAATCCTCTTGGCGTAATAGTTATCGGCAATGGGTACGACCTCGCCCACTTTATAGAACCGCCCGCCATAGGAGATAAATCCCTTGTTGATGATGATTTTCGCCATGACGCTCACCCCTTCGCCTTGATTAACGCCCAATCATCCGCCCATGTCGGCGCAAGCAGGAAACGGCTATACATGGTCAGCGATACTTCCTGACTGAGCTTGTCACCGACATAATAGGGTACATACTGCCCGCTGTAGTAGTTGAAACCCATAAGGGAATCGTTCAAGAGAGTAACTGCGCCGTGGAGCTGCCGCCCTTTGCCGGGATTGGCAATAATGACATAATCGGGATCAAGGAAGGGCTTCACTTCCCCGTCATCGTCCGTGTAGGTTTCGGCGTAACTGTAAATCTCCAAATTGAGGGATTGCAGATAACCGATGCGCCGAATTTGTCTGCTCTCGAACCTTGGCGCAATGGATAGCATAGCAAGATTTTCTCTGTTGGGTACAGAGAGCCATTTTTCCAGCGTGGAATTGTGGATGAGGTAATCCTCGATATTCTTGCCGCAAAGCATAAGCGTGGGAATTTCCCCGGTATTCTCCTGAATGAGTTCGCTCATACCTTTGATGTCGTGGTAAATATCGGCGTTGGGATTGTCCCATGTGGTCGTTGGCGTTAATTTCTGATCCCAATCGGGGAAAGAAATGGTGTCAATAACCGTGGCTTTGCCGTCATCGGCGTAACCTTCAATGACACATTCGCCTTTGGTGAGAATGTCAGCCGCCATTTTATTTTTGCGGTTGATAATCATATCCCGAAGTTCCACCAAATCCCTCGCTTGGATTTCAGCCGCCCGCTGTGCAGGTGTCTTGGTGGAAAAGACCGTCTCGCCAAACATACGATGCTCCAAATCCTCCGGCGTGATAACTCGACGCGGGCCGACCATCGGCGGCACATAAAATTTCATGTTGGAAGTTTCCCGCGCCATATTTACGCCTTTGCCGCCCTTAACCACAAAAGGCGCAAGCTGACGCTTTCCTTTGCGGTATTCCACCATGATTTTATTGGTGGGAGCTACGGCGGGAATCTGCGGAAAAAAGGTATCCAGCAAAAAACTTGCGGGAGGTTTGATTCTCTCCATGACACCCATCAAAGACAGGGTATCGTTATATTCTATCATCGGCATTGTTATCACTCCTTTAACTCTTGAGCGTGGTGAAATGGATGTCACGCAAACGCAGTTCCGCTTCATGGGCTTCTACGGTATCGCCATCGGCAAGAATAATCTTCTCCCGATTGAACCGCCCCTTGACATAGACCGTGCCGACAATTTCCGCTTCGGTAGCGTCTGCATCGCGCATAAGGACATACTCGGCTACTTCACCCGTTGCCGTCTGCTTTCCGATTTCGGCGGCTGCGGCTTCGCCCTCCGACTTAACGAGGGAAATGAGCATTCCGCGCTTATAGGCCGTTCCGCTTTGCAGTTTGATGTTCTTCGTTAAAACCGGGATTTCAGGCCCCGCCAAAAGCTCATCATAACTGGTAGTGTTTTTGATGTCGGTTACGAGTTCCATTTATTTCACCCCCATGAGTTTGTTGGCATAATTCGCCACTTCTTCTATACTTGCGGCTTTTTCGGCGGCTTCGTTTTTCTGCCCGCCCTGCGGCGTTGGCAGTACGTCCGCCGCCCCCGATGCGCTGTTGTCGGCAAGAATAGCCTTAATCGCCGTAAGCATTTTTTCTTCGTTTACCGTCTGCGCGGTAGGCTGTTCCTGCGGGATAGCGTCAACATAAGGCTTGATGCTTTCCGCTGTCGCTCCGTTCGCCTTGGCGGTTTCGATGATGCTGTCCACGGCGGGATTGCCGTTCTTCATAGCGTCAAGAGCCGCCACCCGCTGACGCTCTGCCACAATCGCCGCTTGCACGGCATCGGCGTTGTTTTGCGGCTGCATATTTGCCGCCGTAGGCGTTTGCTCTTGCTGGCTGTCTCCCATGCCCAGCACATTCAATATCGCCTTTAATTGGTCTTTGGCGTTCATGAAAATATCACTCCCTTTTTGTTTTTCTTCGGGCAAAATCGCCCTTAACTCCGATATATTTTTGAACCTGTCCAGTCGGCATGATACAGAATTCACAATCAGCGCATCGCCTTCCCATTTATTCTCAATGGGTATAGCGTCCGTGATTTCGTCCACAAATCCGTAGTTTTTCGCTTCGCTTGCCGTCATCCATGATTCGCTGTCCATTTTGTGCTTTAACTGAGTTTCAGATAATGCTCCCTGCACCCTCGCCATATAGACATTGACTATGGTCTGCTTGACCGCGCCCAAACTCTCCGATATTTTGTCAAGCTGCGGCGCATCAAAGTAACCCAGCATGGCTGATTTTGGATTGTGAATCATGTAGATTGTATTGCTCGGCATAATGACGGTATCCCCGGCGCAAGCAATAATCGTGGCTGCGCTGGCACACATTCCGTCAATGTACATTGTGACTTTGCCCGTGTAGGCTTTTAGCTGTGTATAAATGGCTTGAGCCGCAAACACATCCCCGCCGGGGGAATTGATATGGACGGCAAGGTCTTTGCCTTCGCAGGTAATCAAATCCTCGTGAAACTGCTTCGGCGTAACTTCATCGCCATACCAGCTCACATCGGAAATCTCACCGTAAAGCATAAGCTCCGCCACTTCGCTCTCGGCTTCATTTTTGAACTTCCAAAAGTTTTTCGGCATCGTCCCCACCTCCTTGTTTTTGTTGCCCTGATCCTAATAATTGACCCGCAAGCACTTCGGGATTTCCCATTGGCAAGCCTAAAGCCTCAATGCGTTCTTTCTCCCATGCAAGTTGGTCAAGATTTTCCTCAAAGTCCGTCCCCGTCATTTCGGCGGCTTCCCGTTCTCTTGTGGATAATCCATACTGCACTCTTAATGCGCTCCCCGTTATATCCTTCACGGGATCGAGAATGCTCATTGTAGGCCCGTACCAATCAGCATGACACCACGCCGCCCGAATTGCAGGATCGTCAAAAAATCCCGGCGCATCCAACCGCCCGATGGCGATAGCTTCGGTGAGCCATGTTTCATAGACAGGCTGACAGAAATCCCTTGCAAACCATGTGCGCCTTAGTTTAAATTCCTCCCACGCTTGAAGCATAGCCGCCCGCGATGCGGAATATGAACTGGTGAAATTTTTCATAATGACTTCGTATGGTACGCCGATAGCCGCCCCTATCTGCTTTATGAGTTGGCTCACAAAAGCATCGAAGGTTGACATACTGCGCCCTGCGTCCACGGCTTTCACATCTACCCCGGCGGGTAACGCATTTAATGTGCCGGGGCCAAGTCCATACTCCGATACATCCACCACAGGAGCGCGGGGATCGTATTCTTCATCATCGCCCATCATATTTCCGTATGTTGACGGTGTGGGCAAATCTCTTGCACCGCTTGGATTATTTGTGAAAAACAGGGCAAAAAAAATCTTGATGATTGCCGCCGTGAGTTCCGCATTGGTGTAGCGGCTGACCTGCTTCAAGGTTTCAATGACAGGCGCGAGATACGGCACACCCCGATACTGCTCCGAGCGAATGTCATGGCAAATCTGCACAATGTTCGGCATTCCCGATAAATCACCAAAAGCCTTGACCCTGACCCACTTTTCAATCTTAGCGATTTCCACGGCATCGCCCTGCACTTTGTTACATACCCAGTATGCTTCCACCGCTCCGTCCGTGTCGATTTCTACGCCACTGACAATGCGGTTTCCCGTCTCTGGCGATACCATCTCAACGGCAAACGGCCCCAATCCACCCGGAAAACTCCCATCCATCGGATTAGATATGCGGTTTCCTTCGAGTATTTGCAGTCGAAGGGAATAAGGCATATAGCGTGTCGGAGGTTTACGGCGAAAAAGCGCAAAGGCATCGCCGTCCACAAGGTAAGCGACATACGCCATATCCTGCAAGTCGTAGAAATTATTGCGGCGGTATAAGTCACAATGTTTAGAAGCCGCCCATAAGTCAAACTCCTGTCGCGCTTTTTTCTGCCACGCCCGCGCTTCTTCATGGGATAATCCCAAATCCTGATAGCGGATGCGAGGGAAAACTTTCAGTCCCGCTCCGATGGTATGAATTGCACTGGTCTGTATTGCCGCCGCTCCAATCGGCGTGTTTATGGCTTGGTCTGCCGAACGGTTACGGAGCAATGACAAATTGGCATCGATGTCCGATTTTGCCGAAAGTCGCATTGGCAAATAGGATTTTAATATGCTACTGGTGCGGGAA